TAATCAGATATAGAAGATAATCCGTATTCATAAAGTGTTTTCTTTGGCTTCACTTCATCTAGCTTATCTCTTAATGTATCTAATTGAGCTGGTGTTATATTATAATGATGGATTCCTTCTAAAAATCCACGTAACCATTGTACAAATTCTTTTTCGTTCATTATCTACCTACTTCTTTTAAGTAATTATTTTTCATTTCTTCCCAAGTCATACCAATAGCATCTATATAAAATAGATGGTCTGGTTTGATTTTATTATTATCATGCAATTTAGAATATCTTTTAATTGCCTGTCTTTTCCACCAATTATTGATGTAATCGATACCTTCAGTAAATTTCTTTTTCATCTTTAAATCACTCTCTTCGATTTCAGAACGAAGGAATTCAGGTCCGTTTTCATACATCATAGCAAGATATACTCCTCTTTTAAAACCATGATGATAGCTTGTAGCTTTTATACCACATTCTTTAAAAATCTGAGTTAGTATCTTTTGTTTGATACCACTTACAGGTCCACTAGCACCTTTACCAGCTCCCATATTTTTACCATTACGGATTCTTTCATTGGTAATAGCTTTCTGATACCACTCAGCTCTGTTCTCTTTTATCCATTGATGCCAAGGGTCATAAAACTCATCATCTGGTTTTAATGAAATCTTACCAGCTGATTCACCTAATGTTTTGTAATGTGGGATTCCGTTATATTGGGAATGTATTCCATAAAGTGAAGTTGTACCAACAGCTATTAGAGTTTGTCCATATTTCTTTTTCCAAAATTCTCTAACTTCAGGTAGTGTACACATCATAGCTGTAAGTTTACCTCCTAAGAAATTATATCCCAATGGTTGAGTACATACTATAGTGGATGCCATCGTTGTATAATTAAGTTTACCTTCTTTAAACTTATTATCTTTATTCCAACCAATGTATTTATCTCTTACACCCATAGATGTAACATCCGAAGCAAGTGATACTAATCCTAAACCTTTTCCACTTTTTTTGTCTTTAATAAATATCTTAACATTCCTACCTGGATTAGCGGTCCAACTCATTGTATGAATCATTCTACGAAGATGTGTCCACTTTGTGGCATTATCTTTATCATCTACAATTTCAATACAAGGTTCTAACTCACTAATTTCTTTAATGGTTAGTTCCTTATTATTGATATCAGTTGGTTTCCATTGCCAATCATAATAAGATGCTATGGTAGATTTATCTCTAAACATAGAATCCTCCTGCAGCTCAACCCATTTCTTATATAATGTTTGTTCTTCAACAGACATTTTCATAAGATAATCCATATTTTCAATGAGTTTTTGTTTCTCATCATCAAATACAAATTCAGGTTTAGCTGGTTCGGTATCCCAAAAACTCATTATTTAATCTCTACTAAGTAATAGTTAGAAACATAATCTCCATCTGTAAAAGCAAGATGTGCTAATCCTTTAGAGGAAATCTTTAATGATGATTTATTAGAACCTTTATTAGCCATTAAGATAGCTTTAAGATATTTTGCTGAAAATGCGATTGGTTCGATATCTGTATCACATACACAATTAACATTAATACTAATTCTATTAGAATTGATTGAAGAATATCCTAAGATAATTTCTCCTTTGTTATCTTTACAAGTGAATGTAAATGTATCAGCATCTGCTAATGCACCCTTTGATTTAATAAATTTACTAACAAATTCATCATCCAATGTTAAATCGGAATCAAATGGTGGTAATGCTTTTAAATCAGGCACCGCTGGGATTACTGATGGTGCAGCTAACATATACTGAACCTTAGTTCCCTTATCACTAAATTTTAATGCACCTGTTGTTTCTTCTACTTTAATTGAAGAATCTAATACACTTAATAATCCCTTTAATTGAGATGTAGTATAAATACCATAATCCCCAGTTGGGAATTCTTTTTCTGTAACAGTAACATCACCTAATAAGGTTTTGTCATCTGATATCATTTTTACCGATACATTTGTATCAGTTGAGTTTAACATTACCGATTCTACCTCACCACCGAGATTATATCGATTAATAAAACCATCCAGTTTTAATTTTTCCATTTTTTATCTTTTATTAATTTAATATTTGTAACAAATATACGAAAAATATTTGAATTATCCAAATTATTTCGTAATTATATTTGAAAAAGTATCACGCAACCAATCGTTTATATTTCCAAAGTTGCCGATTACTTTGTATTTATTTAGGATTTTCATAAATCCTAATTTTGAAATCGGAGAAATAGGTTCGTTAAATCTATCCAATACGTTCATCTTAATATTACCACTTATATCAACATCATCTAATTGCATTAGTTCTCTGTTTAATAGTATTTGGTCTTTAGCTTCAACTATATCTTTGTAGATTTTTATCTTACCTTTTTTCTCTTCATTTTTTTGTTCTGATAATTTTAATAAATCATCTACAGTTAATTTAACATCTTCCGTAATTTCAGGAAATCGTTTAACTACTGTTTTAATACCACATCCGTAAACACCTGGTATATTATCTGATTTATCACCATCCAAAACTCTGTAAAGTAAAAGGTTCTTTGATTCGATACCAAATTCATCTTTTACCATTTTTGTATTATAAATCTTCTTCTTAGTTGGTGACCATACGATTGTATCATCATCTACTAATTGTAAGAAATCTTTATCAGTTGACATTATAACGGATTGTTCACCTTCCTTCAAAAGTTTTGTAGATATATAAGCCATAATATCATCAGCTTCAACTCCATCGTAAATCATTGTAGTTAGAGGTAATGCATCTAGCATCTCATTTAACCAAACAAATTGCCTTTTCATTGATTCACGCTCATCTTCATCGTTCATCAAATCTTTATATTGGCGATTTACTCTGAGTTTATTCTTATCTCTTTGAGCTTTATATCCACTAAATTTCTTTTTTCTAGAAAGTGAACCACCTTGTCCATCAAATACAACAACAACACGAGTCGGTTGTACATTTCTAATTGCGTAACCTATTGATTTTAGAACACCTGTTACACCACCGACATGCTCACCATCATCATTCATTGTAGGAATGGATGACCAGCATCTGATAAATGTATTTAAGCCATCGATAATTAATACTCTATCATTGAGTTTTTTATCGATATTTCGGCTGTGTTCTTTTTCAACCGAATTCCATATGTTTTTGTATAGTTGTTTCATTTACCCGTTAATGTTACCTGTTCCTTCAGAAAAATATTTTTCTAAAGTTTCTAGTCTTTCATCAGCTGATGCTAATAATTTCAAAGCTTCTGTTGCATTATCCCAAAAATCTTTAGTGGAATGGTCTCCGATTCCACTTGGAAAGTTTTTAAGTAGGTCTAATGATAACAAAGCTTTGTTCTTATCAGCTTGAGCTTCTGATTTTAACATGTCGAACATTCTTTTATCTAATTTTGCCATAACTTTAATTTTTATGCTTCTTCTTCGGCACCTTCAGAATTCCTTTCCATTGCTTCAACATCAAGGGTATCTGATTTATATTGTAGAATTGTTGATTCACATATCTTTTTATAGATTTGTTCTCTTATTTCTACTCTATCTTTCATTAATACTATAAAATCTTTAGATTGGAATTTTAATTCCTCACCAGTTTCAGTATCAATGTATGTGTACCAAGCTCCAGCCTGTTTTAATAGTTTATTTTCTTTCATTACTCCTAACCACGAACCGTAGTTATCTATTCCTCTATCAAAGTAGATTTCAAAATCAGCCGCCCTTAGAGGTGGTCCCATTCTGTTTTTTACTACTTGACAACGAACTTTCATTCCAACCGTCTTATCCTTACCATTTACCTTCATTTTGATTTGCCCCATATTCTTTAACCTTAATCTTACCGAAGCATGGAAAGCAATTGCTTTTCCACCTGAAGTAGTCCAAGGGTCTCCGAACATAGCGTTCATCTTTTGTCTAAGTTGGTTAGTGAATACCAATGAGATTTTCTGTCTACCAATCATATTGGTAATCTTTCTCATTGCTTTAGATATAATAATTGCCTTATCTGTAGCGTATCCATCTTTCTTATAATCAGCTGCTAACTCATTAGTTGTGGAAGCGGCTGCTACGGAATCTACTACAATAGTAACTAATCTATCTTTAGATGTTTCTCTAACTTTCTCAATGATAGTTTCAGTCATATCAAAGATTTGTTCAACCGAATCAGCTGATACATAAAGAAGTTTAGAAACATCAACACCGATTGCTTCTAAAAATTCTCTACTTACTGCTGTTTCTGTATCAATAAGAACTGCTACACCACCTTGCTTTTGTGTTTCTGCAAGGAGGTGAGCCGATACTAATGATTTACCCGATTGTTCTAATCCAGTTATTTCTGCTATTCTACCAACAGGAAAACCACCATAAGGGCGATTTGAAATTGCTACATCTAACATAGCACATCCTGTAGATACCCAACCTTGCACATTTGTAGGTGCTTCGTCCTCATCTAAGAAGAATGCTACTTTGTTATTTTTCGCTTGTTTGTTAAGCTCACCCGCTAGGATGTCCGCTAAATCTAATTCTTTTTTCGCCATTTATTGGGGTTTATCCGTTAAACAAATCATCGAATGCAGCTGCTACATCATCAGTTTTCTTTGATGGTGTAGGTTTTTTCTCATCTACATCGAATGGTAAATCATCTTTTACTGGGGCTGCTTCTTTCTTTGGTTGAGAAAGGGTTTGAGCCGTTACTGAAGGTTCACTAGCATTTTCATTTGCTGCGCCTGGATTTAACCAACCTTCTAATACTTCTTTTAATTCATCATAAGATAATTCTGAATATAAATCAGTAATTTCAGTTTGTCCTTCCAAGAACTTTTGAACGTTATCAGCATTTTCAGTTAAAGGTGTTTGTGTTGGTTTAACTCTGATAGTTGTTACAGGATACGAAGTACCTGCTTCTTCAGCGGATTGATATTCAATTGTAATATCTCTACCACTGGTTGGGTCGGTGATATCACCATAATCTGGGTCTGCGATATATCAAAGAATTTCTTGATATACAGTTTTACCAAATCCCCAAAATTTCACTCCTTCACCTTCTTGCCCTCTAACCAAAACAGGTACGAAAGTTCTTAACTTCGGCTCCATTTGTTTAGCTGCTTTCCAATCTTCCTTATCACCCATTCTTTTTAGTTTATCCGCAAACTCTACAATAGGGTCTGGTCTACCAAATGATTGTGGTGATAAATAAGTTTTGTTGTTAATGTTGTAGTGAAAATA